TTCTTCACCATAAGCTTCAAAATCATTTTCAATATTTTTACCTTCAGCATCTTTCATTATATTACCGTCAGCATCTCTTTGAAATCTATAGTTAGCGTCTATTCTTCTTTGTATAACTCTTTGTTGTTTTGGTGATAACTTAGCCATAAATTCTTTAACAAGTTTTTGACCTTGTTGACTTAAATTACCATTTTCATCTTGTACAGTTGACTTTAATATACCATGTAAAAGTTCGTGAGAACCTACAGATATGGCCTCTGTTTTTAATGCCTGATCTTTATTTATATACCAATTACCTGATCCATCAAAAAATCCATCTGTATCTCTTACATTATCAAAGTATCCATCTGTTACAGATTGTTTTTTACCGATCTCTGATTCTTCATAAGCTTTTTGATAATCATCTTGGTTATCTACAACAACTTGATTTACACCAGCAGCGTTAGCATATGCTTGTGATGTATTTAAGTTATTATTTAATGATTTATGTAAATGATCTTTGTATAATTTTTTATTAGCTTCTACAGCTTTATCAATATCTTGTTTAAGTAAATTAGCAGTTTCAGTTGAAACAGGGTTTTTCTTATTAGATAATTTTTTAGAGTTAGTGTTTATAATATCAACATTTGTAGCATAAGACATAAGATCTTTACCACCTAACATCCTAACAACTTTAGATGTTTGGCTTTGTTTTAATACTATTTCTCTACTTAATATATCTTGCTCCACATTTAATCTATCTCTTACAGATTGATCTTCAGTTTGTAGAATCTCTTGTTGTAGAGTATTTAACCTTTTCATTCTTTCGTTAATATACTCTTGCTCATGCTTAGGTCTCATTAATACCTCAGCTCTTCTTTGTGCAGTGTTACCCGTTAAACTATTAACACCTTGTAAACCTACATTTATACCACCACCCATAAAAGCACCTATAATACCTTCATCATATATCTCGTGCCATTTTTTACGCTCACCAGCGGCCATACCTAAAGTTAAAGCTCCACTCCAACCGCCTATTTTATCCCACTCTTCACTTTTACCTATACCTATGGTAATATCAGTTCCATATATTTTATCTACACTATCTAACCAATCAACAGCCATAGCTTGTGCCATTTCAGTACCACCTTCACCAACCATAGCTAAACCAGTAGTTTTTAAGAATCTACCTGCTTGACCTATTGCTAAATCTTTTACAGCGTTTTTAGCAGCAACATCTCCTACTTTCATTAATTCTCTATACTTACCCATTGCTGGTTGTAATATAAATCTTCTAGAAAGCATATCACCAAGATATTCTATCGCTCCTGTACCAGCTCCATTTAGCATTAATAATCCATTAGCCATTTCAGGATTTTCCATAAAGTTCTCGTCCCACTTACCACCAGCATGCGAAACAGCTAAAGCAGCTATAGCTTTTGGATGTAGCATAGAAACAAAACTTGTCCATGATGATAAACCACCATCTAATATTCTATCTCCAGCTTCTAATAAATCACCATTTGCAATAGCATCAGTAATACTTTGATCATACTCAGGTTGCTTTGCATGTAGCATTTGTAATCTTCTATCTATATCAGCACTTGTTGCAAAACCAAAAAATCCATTTTCTTTAAAATTTTTTCTATTTGCTATTTTTTCTTGAGCTGATAATTTGTTAAATTCTAGTTTTGATATATCTGACCATTGAAAACCTGGTTGCCCAATAGCATTAGCTTGTTCTTTAAGATCGTCCCATTGATCACTTAGATCAGCTGGTATTCCTGCTAATTGCTCAGCACCAGCTACTACATCCCCAACAAATCTATTAAGACCTATTTCAATATTGTCTAGTTTTCTTTCCCAAAAACCCGATTTTTTCTGTATGTATTGTGATTGTTCTGCGGAAGGTGCTCCGCCTGTGTATTTATTATAGAACGCATTTATAAACGTATCTTGATCCTGCTCCATTGCGTAGGATACTTTTTTATTTAGCTCCGCATCACTTAAATTCGGAGCGTATTTAAGATACATTTGTCTATATAAGTCTTGCATATTGATTATATTAAATCATTGTCAATACCAGATCCACCACCGCCGGGTATACCTAGTACTTCTAATAACATATTTAAATGTTGTGGTTCGCCAGGATCAATACCTTTTCTAACAGTCCTGCTACCAATTTTTAAATCATAAGTTCCATCGTCATAACCTTCTACGCTAACCTTACTGTTTAATGGTAACATATTAGTTATTTGTTCAAGATCACCGGTATTCCATATATCCATTACTTGTTTATAGCTTATATTAGACATCATGTTACCAGCTCTATTTTTCATGCTGTAAGCTTGTTCAGCAGCTTGACTAATACCACTCATCCAATTGTTAATTACAAAATCCCTTAACTGTTCATGATTCTTTTCATTTAATAAAACTAAGTTTGGATCGTTAGGATTATCCATGTCTATCATTGGGTTTCCAAGAAAATTATCAACAGCTAATGATATTAAACCTTCTCTACCTGCTTTTGTAGCTAACTCTCTAACTTGTCTTCTGTACATAAATTCAGAGCTTTCATCTATAGGCATAGCGTTTTTATAAGCTTGTTGGTTAAGTTTTAACAAATCATCTACACTTTGAGCGTTCCTGTTAAAGTATCCGTTAACATCATCTAAAGAAACCATACGGCCATCTTCCATTTGAACCATCATTTTACCGTTTTGTATCGCTACTTCGTAATTATCTTTAGCTGATAATTCTTTTAAATCATCTATTTTAGATCCTCTAGATACTATACCAGCGTCAAAGTCTTGTAAAAATTCTGTCTTTGTATTTTTAAAATTATCTAGACTTGTGCTTAATCCCCTTATATCACCTTGTATCGACTGCATTTTAGACATAGTCTGCATGTACATAGGACTTCCTGGTCTTACATTTGGATTTGCTAATTGTCTCGCTAATCTACCATATAACATACGTTGGTTATTTAAGTATTCTGAAGTAGGACCTCTCATACTACCATTAACTTTTTCAAGTTCAATACTAGGCATTTGATCTATGTATTTTCTAACATTTCTGTCTTGATACATTTTTTGCATAGCTTGTTGCTTGTTATACTCGGGGTTACCGAATAACTCATAACTTTGAAATTTAGGTGCTGATGTAAATGCACCTTCCATTAATCCTTTATTTGCTCTCATATTTTTAACCTCCTAAGAATCCTTTAATTTTATCCATTGCTCCACCTGCTGCACCACCAAATCCTCCGCCAGCGGCAACTTCCATAGCGCCACCCATAACATTACCAATACCATCTGTTATACTTTTTGTAGCAGCAGCTCTAGCTTCATTAGCAGCACCTAATCTACTTTGTGACATGCCTAATAATGTTTCTGTTTTAGCGGCTTCTGCATCTCTAGAAGCTTGTGCACCTTGTATCTGTGCTGATTGAACATTAGAAGCTCCTTGAGCAGCAGCCATTTGATTAGCAGCTTCTTGTTGACCAACACTAGCTGAAGAAGCTTGTAAGTTTTGTGATTGCTGACCAGCCATTGCTTGGGCTAAAGCAGCAATACCAGATCCACCCGCTGCAGCATTCATACCTCCCATGGTATTAGCTAAAGCTTGGTTCTGTTGTTGCATAGCCATATCTGCCGCTTGTGTGTTTACGGTTAGATCTTCAAATGTATTTTCCATATCGGCTGCAAGATTAGACGTATCTAGGTTTTCATATCTAGCTTTGTTGATAGCTAGTTCTTTCTCAGCGGCTCTTTGTTCTCTTCTTCTCTTACCTCCACCTATGATACCACTGGCTATACCAGTTAAACCCTGCAATCCTTGCGTTACTGCTCCTATCATATTTTTATATTTTATTTATGTTATTATAATTACACATTATTTGCTACTTTCAAATATTTCACTTCCAATGTCGAATAGTTCACATTGTGACTCTTCATCGTTAACCATTTTTATCTCAGCGTAATAACCTCTCATTGCTGATAAAGCTGATCTACTATCTTTACTAAATAGTATAAAATCAGTACCAGTAGGTCTAGTTGTTGTTCCACCTATATTAGTTGTAACTGTTGTATCTGTTACATCTGTTATAGTACCCATTTCAGTTATAACAGGTGGTGTTGCTGTATTCTGGTAATATGATGTATCACCGATTTGTACAGAGTCATTCACATGTGGAAAAGTCATTGTTATTGTAGGCATAATATTATGGGTTTGATGCTAATGTTACGTTTACGTTTATTTTTGGTACTGAAGATGATGTTACAGTTTCGCTGAATTGTCCAGACCATGTATACGTTAAGTCTTGACTTGAATCAGTACCAGTTAAAGTACCTTTTGTTATAGTTAAGTTATCAAAACAAGACGTTGTATTACTTGTACCAGATCCTTCTGATATAGCTAAAGTAATTTCAGAAAGTGAGTTACCGTAGAAATTACCAAATATAGTACCAGTACCAGTAAGGTTAGTATTATTAGCTGTACCTATATATATTATCTTACCGTTTGTTGTGCTATAAGTACCATCGTTATATGTTATTTTAGGTATGTTTATAAAACCACCGTTACCACCAGTAACCTCACCTAGTAACATTAATGATCCACCACCGCCTGATCCACTAGCTCTATCAAACATAGAATCTAAATTTAATTGACTAGTTGTACTTGCAGATCCGTATCTATCTATAAATGCTTTACCAGTTATAACCATTGTTTTTGGTGTTGGTGTATTGTTAATAACTACACTAGTTAAATCAAAGTCCCAATCAAAGTCATTACTATTATAATTAGAGTAATCAGTTGTTTCTGGATCTCTTGTTTGACTTATGCTTGTAGCAGCGGTTGCTGTTATTGATAAGTCAGCTGAGAATAATGATGATCCTTCTACTGGATAACTTAATGCCGTTGAGGTTTTTGAAACATTACTAGATGTAATTGTAAAATCTCCAGAAGCACTTGAAGCACCTAGCGTTAAAGTTACATCAGCATATTGATTTAAATCAAATGGATGTTGTACTGTTCCATTTGCGTTATATATATTACCGGCTAAGCTTGTAGCTAATGTTGTAGGTGACTTACCTGCTAAAGTTATTTGATATACTTTACTACTTGATGTTTGAACAAAGCTTACAGGCACAGTATATATTCCTGAGCTAGGTATTGTTAGCGATGTATTTCCTGTTTCAAAACTATCACCATCCCAATAATTAGCAGTACCACTATCAATAACTCTTTTAAATGTAAACGTTGCGCCAGGTTTACCGTAAACGTGTATATTTTTATCTTCTGCAAATCTAGTAAGACTAGGTCTTCCTTCAACTCTATAACCTGTTATGGTATTACCTTCAACCGTAGCGCTGGCCACTGTTGCAGCGTTAAATTCTATTTCATCATCACTAGTGTCTTGAGCAGGAAATCTATATTTTATATTAAATATACTTCTGTGAACATCTGTTAATGTTTTACCACCAACACCTATTGTAATGTTACTGTAACTACCACTACTTTCTTCTTGATCTTGTCTAGTAATCTCGTATTGGCTTTCTTTTAATGTATCTTGTTTTAATATTTTAAATTGTGGTACTGATTTAAACACGTTAGTTGCTGGATCAATTGTCATTGTAAAACTAGCAACCTTATCAAATGTTACTCCATCATAAGTTGCTTCAAAACCAGTAGCCGCATTTTTAGGTTCAGCTGTTGCATTACCACTACCTTCATAAGCTTTAGAAAATGTTACATCACCATTTGTATTGTGACTTAACACAAGATCATGTAGTTTATAACGCTTAACAACTCCGTCACCAGTAACAGCTATATTATTAGTAACATCATTATTAGGCATGTTAACACCATCAGTAATATTTACCGTTGCTATAACATTTAATCCACTTTGAGCAAATGTTATACTACTTATGTAGCTATTACCAGAAACGTTAACTGATAAATCGCTAGCTGTAAGTGTACTTCCTGCATTAGGTGTTATTAATATAGTTAAAGTAGAACTATTTGAATGTACTTCAGTTGCAGGTGTTACTTCAATTTTAGCACCTGGGTTTGTTGTATTGGCTATACCTGTTAAATTTACTATAAAGTTTCTGTCAGCAGGATTTACATCACCAGCTAAACTACCAGTGAAATGACCAATACCTTGCACGCTAAATTCTTGACTATCTAAATTAGCTAAAGTAGTAGCATCACCTTTTATATGGTTATAATATCTATTTTCTTTTTTCTCAAATTGTTTTACAAAACCTTCTTGTTGATCTGTGTTTATATATTCTGCAAACCAACCTTTAGTAAATGTCTCTGTAGCGTTACCATAGTTATATGTATAAACTCTTGATCTACTACCACTATAATTTAAAGTTTTAAAACCTTTTATTGTTTCAGAAGCATCATTAATTAATAGTGTTATAGATGTTTGATCTGAGTCTTCTCCATAAAAACTATTTCTTTGTTCATTTGTATGTACCCAAAGTTCTCCGAGTTTCATACTAAAGTATTTATTATTTAAAGCACAAGCTGCTTCTGGCACAAACGTTTTAAAGCTTGGCCAACCACCTACTTTTTCGTCAAAAGCTACAGTTGTATTATTAAGGGTTAAATTATATAAACCTTTACTACCATCATAGCTACCTAATAACAAATTAGAAGTTGGTAGGTTGTCTTTAAAATAATCTCTCATACCATTTTCTGATATAGCTGTTAAACCGTCTCTAGACAGTCTTAAAACAGCTCCTCTATTTTTATCAGTAAAGTAGCATCTAAAAGCATAACTAGCAAAAGACTCAGGGTTTTTACTAATACCATAGTTACCAATAAAAGGTACTGATTGACCTAATACTCTATTGGTAGCTGTTAACTGTTGATTACCACCAGCTTCATATAAAGCGTCTTTATTAGCTAATACTTTTAAAACTTTATCTTCACATAATACTATTAAATCTGTATTTCTTGCGTGTAGTTTTTGTATACCACCATAATGTGGATTTAAATCTTTTGTTATAGATTCACCTTGTATAAATTGATTTAATCTATTTATACCACTTGTTGAGTTAAATATACCTGAATATATTAAACCATTTTTTCGTTGTTCTTCTTTATATTGCTCTGCTAATACTGTAGATACTTTAACACCTTTATCTATTTTAATAGCATTAAAATCATCTCTTAATCTATCAGACTCAACACCATTACCATATGAATAACAGTTCTTAAATACTAAAGCATGCTCTGTTCCATGTTGAGCTATTGGTAATGTATCACCAGTTTCATAGTAGAAATCTAGATCAATAGCTTCTTTCGGTTCTGTTTCCCAAATTGCCGGGTTATCAGATGTTAAAACTTCGTTATCACTACTTATAACTTTTTCTACAATTTGTATTTCATCTATTTTATCACTACTAAAAGTAAATGTATCTTCATATGGAGTTTTATTAAGATGATGTTCAAACTCTATTCTGTAGTGTCTACGTTTACTACTTTGTAATCTTTTTCTACCAGTTCTTCTATATTTATAAGTTACTGTACAACCTATAACCTTATATACTTCACTAGTATTATTTGAGCTAGATCCTTTCATTCTAAATAAAGTACCAGCTGTTGATAAAGCTTTTAACCAAGAATTTATAGTGTTTGATTTATCAAAACTTCTATCTTTATCTTTAGGTGCGCCAGCCCAAAGTACCGTCATAAACCTACTACCTAAAACAGGGTGACCATTATTTGCTGATTGTACTTTATTATGTTTAGATCTGGTATCGTACCAAGAAGCTGCCTGCGTACCATCACCTGGACCAGTGTTGGGAGCATTATCAAATATCTGTCTACTATTTGATATTCCAAACTCAGCTTGTACATCTGGGTATGTCTCTATAATATTAGTATCAAACTCAGAATCTCTATTTATCTTTGCAAAAAATCTACCATAAAATTCTGGTTTTCTTTCAAACTTTTCTTCAAAAAGTATTATTGATAATGACGTACCACTACTACCATTACTAGATGCTAGGGATAAGTTAGCTAACATAGTTTCACCTTCTTTTAAAGGCTCATCAATACTAACTTCATATACATGTTTTGAACCATTGTTAGTATCTTCTTGACCAGTATAACCACCACTTACTATATTATATCTATCTGTTTTTTGACCACTAACACTAATCTGTACTAAACCATCTGATGTAAATGCTTTTGCAAAACTAGGATTATCTAATGGATCAGGACCTCTAAATCTAAATGTTGTAGCACCAATTTGAGGTAGGTTAGCAGCAGCAGTTTCACCATCAACTTTACCAATAGCTTTTTTGGTTAGTTTAATAAAATCAGGAGCTTCATTTTGTATATCTAATACTTTATATCTAGCTTTTGTACCAACAAATTCATCTGAATCGTGTTGTTTCTTTAATATTATATAACTATCTTCTGCTATTTTATTTCTTTCAGATGAAGGAAAACTTAACCAAACATTACCATCTTCAGCTAGATAATATCTATCCATTGATAAGTTGTAATACTCGTTAGATGTTTCTTTTATATAATATTTAAAATGTGTGGCCCAACTAGGAGGTGTGTTACTAGCTTGTACTTTTAGTGTACTAACTTTTTCAGCAAATGCTTTAGGTACTTGTCTAGAAGCTGATTGACTTGTAAATACAGGTGTTTGTCTATTGTATTTATCAAGATAAACAATACCAGCTTGATATGTCCTAAGTGACTTTATAGATAATTCAGGTTCTTTAACAGTTGTTATATCCGCCGTATCAACGCTTAACGTAATATCTGGTAAATTATACTTAGGTATATCGTATTGTTGTTGATAGTTAGCGTATATTAATCTATTAGCTGTTATCTCTTGAGCTTTAGCTTTTCTTGGAACATTATCCCAAGGCCTTAACATTTGGTTTGACTCTACTACTTTACCTATTAATTCTGATTCTAATTTATAAGATAAATCAAAAGTATTATATGAGTCTCTTTTTAATGTGTCTACAACATATACATTATTGTTGTTAGATTCTTTGTATAATATATCAACTTCCTCTACATCAACGGGTCCAGATGAGGGTATTGTTATAGTTAAATCTCTTAAAGTATTTATCATACCTACATTGTGACCATCTGATGATAAGTATTCAAAGGTCGTTGGTAAAAAAGCTAATTCACTAAATGGAGAAAATACTGAATATTCACCACTTGTATATTTCCATCTATAACCAAACCTTACCATTTTCTTTTCAAACAACACGCCCTCTTCTTCTAATAAAGCTTCCCATGGTAAAGCAATATAAGCTACTTCTACTGGTATACTTTGTATTTTACAGTTAGCACTACCACCACTATTTGATACACTAGTTACTCTAACTTTTATTTCGTAATCTATAGCTGAATCTAATTCTTCATATGTTGCTGTTAAAACTAATATATCACCAGTTTGAAAAACAGATTGTGGTGAAAATGTTAATGCTACTGAAGTTCCAGAAGTTTTACCATTACCATCTATATCAGCAAATAATGAAGCTGAAGAGTTAGTAACTAATACAGGTGATGTACCTGTACCATTACCACCTCTTTTAGATGCGGACATTGCTATTGTAGGTGCTGTTATTGGTGCTTGCTTAGCAACTGTTATGTGTTCTTCTGTAAAAGCAGAAGCAGCGGATAATTGAGTAGATAGTATTACTTCTCCAGTAAATTTAGTATGTGTTGTAAAATCTCCATTACAACCTGACTTGAATACTTCAATATCTATTTTTTTAGGTTCAGAATTATTATCAGTCCAAAATAACATACCATCTAAAACATTAATACCAGTTATATACTGGTCAGATGTAAAATTTAATATATTATTAGCATCTACTAAAACAGGTGATATTATACCCTTAGCGTCATCATACTCTGCAATACAATCAGCTTCATCAGCAGATATAAACCAATATATCTTATCAGTCTCGTTATTTAGCACATGTCCTATACACACTGGATTTGTTAAGCCAAATTTAGATCCCCAATTAGCCGTTATACTTTGAGTGTTATCATTATATGTTTTACCGCTTATTTTAGTATTACCTCTAACGTTTTGAACACTACCTACATCACTACCTTCAGATGTAGAAATCTCTATATTCTGGGCATCTCTGTATTCTCCATTAGGTACTAATCTCTCGTCCAGGTCTTTATTCATTTTACCTGCACGAAAGTGATGTTTAAATTCTGGCATATTTTAGTGTTTTATGTGCTTAGATTTACCTCTCATTATCTGTGTAAGCTCTTCAGCTTTGTAGTTAGATAATCTTAGTTTAGCTTTACGCATCTCAGCAAATCTCTCTTTTTTAAATCTTGCTACTAAATACTCAGGTGTATTTACTCTAATTGCTAGAATAGCATGCGCGATCCATTTGTATACAGCTTCTTCAGCAAATTTGTGAACTTGCATTTCACCGTCAGTACCTAACGTATCACTTATATATTTTAATATAACTGTCTCTCCGCTTAACTGTGAGCTAAAGTTTATCATACCTCTAGCTGAATCAATATAGAAAAGACCATTTGAAGAGGCGTTTTCTGGGTTTATACCATATCTACCTCCTAAGAAAAATGTTTGATCTACATCATCATTTTCTTCATTTATATTATCATTTAACCTACTGTTACCAGAGTTTTTGAATTCTTCCCATGTGTCAGAATCTCTTTGTACTAATAAACTACCATCAGTATCAAATAGATAGTTAAAATCTCCATCTTGTAAAATTGAGGTAGGATTACTTGTTTGTCTAGCTGGATAAAGTGGTTGTTCAATTCCATCATTACTTAATCTTGAAAGTTTTATATAACTAACAAAATCTTGTGGCATTATCATAGTCAGATCAGGACCGATCTCAACTTCTTGTGATTTCTCTGATCTTAATGTATCATAACTAAGTTCAGCAATACATCTTTGAGCATGGAAATAAACATCAGCTCTTTTCACTTTATGTATTATCTTATCTAAACCAACATAAGATATTATAAAGTTATTTACTAAATCTTTAATACCTATATACTGATACGTGCCATATTGTTCTGATGGATTTGTTTCCTGTAATGTTACCACTAAACCATTTAATGGTGCTCCAGTTGAAGCTTGCACAGTTGTGTTTACACCAGAGCTAGTAAAAACAAGATTATAACTGTTATCAACAGTTGTATCCGCTCCACCAGTTCCATTGTAAGTATAGTTACTAGATATTATCTCAATACCATCTATAAATACTCTTATCTGAGATTGTTGCGTCGGTCTTTCAGATGGAAATGCACTATCAGGTAAATTAAACGATGTTAAACTACCATTAGCTGTATCCCAACTATATGACTGATTATAGTATGACTCTTGTGTTGTTGCTCCTAATAATCCCATTTATTATAATTTTTCTTGTTGTTTAGCTTGTAACTCTTCTTGATTAGCAATACTATATACATCTTGTTGTTTGATTATTATACCAGCTAATTCTAATATTTTTACTATTAAGTTAGGTTCTTCAGAAATATGAAGATCAAAGTCTGTACTATTGTTAGCGTTATATAATGCTTCATCTAATACAGTTGTATAAGACCATTCTACATCAGAAGGTCTAGCTATATAGTTACACACTACGTTGCTTGTTATAGTTGTTGGATAAATTTGTATTGATCTTGATAAACCTATTTCGTTTTGCTGTGTTGATGTTTGAGTGTTACCTGAATTATCTCTAGGTACAACACTACTAGTTCTAACATATACAGGTCTATTAACTGTAGGTTCTGTTAAAGGTGAGTTTAATATGTGATGAATTTCATTTTGAGGTATTTTTTCTATTTCTAAAAATTGATTATTACATAAAGAATATAATTCACCCATTCTGTAATAAAAAGGTAAAGTACCTTGTCCTGTTTCACCTGTTTGGCTAGACATTACAACTGGTTCTCTATATCTTTCAAAAATATCTATTTTTTCCTCGATCAAATCTATCATGTCAGAATACGTAGTATCGTTTCCTGGTTTATTTCTAAATTGATCTAAATCATAAAAGTATTGCTCGAATATGTCCATTTGAGCTTGATTAGCTAATAAGTTAAACTCTTGAGGTGTTATATAACCTCTTTGTTCTTTATTTGCTATTGCTAATACTCTTTGATATACTGTATCTACGTTGACTGCCATATTTTGTTATTTATAGTAAGTAACCACCTCATAGAGATGGTTACCTCTATAAGTGATTATTATTTTAATCTTTTTTCAATAGCTTTAACTACTTCTAAACCTTCATCGGTTTTAAACCAAGCAGATATAGCCGAGTATGGGTGTTCTTCAAAAGGAACTTCAAATAACTTTCTACCGTTACTTGCCCATTGGAATGATCTGTTATCACCAGATAACTTTATAATATTAGCTTCAACAGCTTTTATTGCAAAGTTTCTTAAATGAACATCGTCATCCGCCATTAATTGCATAAATAATTCAGATCTACTTCTAGCGAATAATAATATGTCTCTTTGTATTTCTTTCGAAGTCATTTTAGAGACTTGATTTCCATACTCTACTCTTAATATTGCTTCAGCTTCATCTACTGATAATTGTTTAGCTGCAATTAAAGCATCAACTTCTAAGTTTATAACATCAAGTTGATCTGTTGCTATTTCAACCTCATCATGTTCATAATACATTTTACCTCTTAAAGGGTGATAAAGTGATAATAGTTTTTGTAGGTTCTGTTGTCTAGCAGGAACATATAATGATCCATTTCTAAAAACAATCCTACCAAGAGTTGCTTGACCCTTTTGCTCATCAACAAACGGTGAGTTTTGGTTTGTTGCATACCTTAGTTCTCTCTGTTCTCCTTTCTTATCGTCCCACCAAAGTAAAGGTCTTTTTCTTGAATGTCTACCTGGTACTGTAAATACCAAGGGTTGTTTTATTCCAGACAGAATATAATGTCTGTCTTTTATTTCCCAATTTTCCATAATATAATATAATTAAAAAGTTTGTAAAAATAAAGGGCTAGGCGCCGAAGCGCCTATTCCTTTAATTAATTAGATGATTGATTAGTCACCATGTACTGCGTCAGTTTTCTTCAATAATACGAAGTTGTTAGCCGCTTGAACACATAAACATCTCTCAGATAAGAAATGAACGTTCATTGCGTCTTCATCACTTGTATAATTTCCACCAACAGATCCAGTGATCCATGATTTCATTCTTCTATCATCAGCTTCAGAAGCTCTATATCTAACGTGTAAGAAAGGTCTTTTTACGTTTTGACCAAGAATTTGATCATAAACAGTAGAAGTACCAGCAGGTACTATAATACCTTCTACATCATCAGCGTTACCTCTTGTAGTACTGTCATTTAAGTATTTCCAGTCAGTTTTGTAGAAGTCATAAGAACCTCTTCTGAAACCAGAGAAACCTAAATTAAGTGCCATATCTTCAGAGTTGTTAAATACTCCGTAAGAAGTACCACCAGCTCCGTAAGAATTTTGCTGTGCTAACATACTGTCAATTGCTAATGCAATATCTCTATTAGCGAAGATCATGTTTTCTTCAATAGCACCTTGCTTATCAAGCTCTTTAAGGATGTTATCAAATTCTACCATACCTTCACCTGCGTCAGCAGATCCAAGCTTACCAAAGTCAGCATCGTTATAAACAATACCTCTTGATTCAACCGCAGCGAAAAGACCTTCAGAACCAGTAGCTGTAAATCCTGTAGCTCCGAAAACGTCACCTGGAGTAATAGTTACACCAGAAGCAGTTTTCTCAGCTTCAATCATTGCCATTTCTAATTGATCTTCAAATCTTAATCTTGCTTCGTGCTCAGATTTTAGATACCATAAGTATCCAGAAGTTCCTAACTCAGAAGTAACTTCAACCCAACCAATCTGAGCAGTGTCAGATCCGTTTACACTATACTTGTCTCTAAGAATAATTGGCTTATTGCTATAAGAGTCAAATTTAGCGTCAATTGAGTTACCTACATTTTGAGTTCCTTTTCCGTATTCAGAACCATAAACGAATAACTTGATTCCTGTAACAGCCGCAGATGATGCATTCCATGCAGATCCAGCGTTAGAGAAGTTAGCTACACTATAAGGTTTTGCTACGAAAGTAGGGTTACTAGCGTGTTTGCTAATAATATAAGCTTTAACAGTAGATCCCGCTTTGCTTACCGCAATTGTATCTCCAACTTTAAGTAATGCTAGCTTTTGAGCAGCAGTTTGTCTTAAAGCAGCAGGGCCACTTGCGTCAGCGATCAAAGTAAATGTTGATGAACTGTGACCGTTTTGAGCGATTGTTACATCAGAAAATGCAACATGGATTCTACCTTGCTCTGACCATACGACTTCGTCCGAAGCCATAGGCATTTCAGCGCCAACCATTTTCAAGAAACCAGAGATAGTACGATTACCGTATCTTTCTACCTCTTTCTCATATACTTCTGGAAGGAACTGTTTCGCGAAGTTAAAATCGTTACCCGCGATGTTTAAATAATTACTACCCCATAGATCTTTAATAGGTCTAGGAGTAAGGTGCATTAATTCTGCACCAGTTCCAGCTAATGCCATAGTTTTTAAATTTTAAGTTTTAATTATTAATTTTGTTAATTTTTACTCGAAGTTTACTAGAATCATCTCCACTAAGCACTTTAAATTTAGTACCTCCTGCAACTACATTTTGATGTTGTTGATTTGGTGACATGTCAACATTTTTAGCTTTTGCCATACTTTCTTTTATAGCATCTGCTTTTCCTTGTTGATAAAAGTGATTAGCTATAGCGTCTGGGTTGTTTGCTGTAAATAAAGCTTTATGATAACCTTGTGGGTCCATAAGTTGTTGTTTCTTATCTAAGAACTTACCAACAAAATTATTTAAATCACTTTGGTTACTTTTTACTTTATCAGCATCCTTAACATTGAATCTGTATTTTTTATCACCAACGTTGTATTCAAAACCTTTGAATTCATCGCTGAACAGTTGTTCTGTTCTGGATGTAAATACATCTCTTTGTTCCTCTGCTAATTTGTGATTACTCTCGCTCTCTTCATTGTATCTATCAAAAAAATCAATGGCTTTCTTTTGATCAGGCGTTAACTTAACACCAGCCTTGATCTCTTCATAATACCTGGATTTTAAGCCTTCCAAATGGCTTTTAGCGTTCGCAACTTGCTCTTTTAACGCTAATTTTTTTCGTTTTATATCTTTAGTATCATCTGCTTCTTCATCGATAGCAAATTGATCTTCCATCATAAAACTAATTTCATCGTCAGTAAGATGACCTTTAGTTTGCCTGTAATATTCTCTAAGCAAAGTATTATCATCTACGTTATTATAATCTTGATTCAACTTAACGTATTCATCAAGCGTACCACCAGTTTCATTCATAAAGTCTACAACTTTTTGAATATTTTCTGGTAAAGGAGTTGCTGTTTCTTGTGACTCTTTAACAGCATCTTCTACGTTTTCTTGAAGCTTTTCAACTTGTTTTTCAACAACCTCTTTAACTTCTTCTTCAGTTTTTACCTTAGGTTCTTCTTCAACAACTTCTTCTAGTACTGGAGCTTCTTCAGCTTCTTTTACTTCTTCAGTAGGTTGTTCTTCTTTAACCTCTTCTTGTTTAACCTCTTCTTTAGGTTGATCTAAATTTACTTTAGTAACCTCAGGTTCAACAACTTCTTCTTTTTTAAACTTATCTAAGTCAACTTTAATAGGTTCGTTATCTTTTTTGTTAACGAACTGTTTTGGTGTCTTAGGCATTTTAAGTTTCATATCTCCACCCTCTTCTTTAACTTCTTTTTGAGGAGCTTTGATGTTGTTTTCATTTTTAACTTCAGTAGCTTCCACTACCTTGTCTTCTTTTTTATTAGCCATAATATAATATTATATAATTAAACAAATTTATCTTGGATCAAAAGCATTTAATCCAAAACCACCACCTAATATATCATTACCTGCAGATTCAAAGTTTTTAGGTGGCTTTCCGCTTTTTCTTTGATCTATTAATTCAGATTGTTGAGATGCTTGAATTTTAGTTCTACCATCTTTTCTATCTTCCTTATATTTTTCTTTTTGGTTGATGGACTCAAGGTCCATTTGCTTCAATTTCATGTTAATTTGAAACTCATGATTCATTAACTCTTTTTTAACTTGAGCTTCTTTCATCATTCTATTTTCTTCTAACTGAGCTTTACCTTGTTCTAACTGCATATTAGTCTGAACTAACGCTTGTGCTTTTTGAACTTCAGCTTGAGCTGCTACTTGTTGCGCTTGAGCATTAGCTTCTCCTTGAGCTTTTATATTTCTCTCATTCATCTCTTGATCTCTTTCAGCTTTTTGCTTTCTTCTAAGCTTTAACAACTGGTTAGCAAGTTTCACGTTTTTAATCGTTCTTAAATCAATAGCGTCATCCAACTCTATTAATCCTTTTGCTAATGCAGCTTGTATGTTGTTTTCTAACATCTGTTTTTCTTCTTCATCAGGTGCTAATTCTATAAATATACCAAAATCGTATAAATGTAGATTAGCCATTTCATCTAATGTAGCAACATTATGATTACCTACTTTTTGTATAAAAGCGTCTCTTGTTTCAGAAAATTCTAATATATCAGATATTCTTAATGAAACACCTTCACATATTTCAGATGTTAAAAATAAACCACTTTGTAATATATGTCTAGTAGCTGTATTACTATTAGCAGCTGCTAGTTTTTGTACACCAACAAGAGCTTTAGCATCAGGTGTGCTAGCATCACGCGCCTCGTTTAATCCGGTCACGTCTCTGATCATTTGTAGGTAGTAGTTATATGTTTGTATTAGAGACTGTAATTTCTGTCCTCCTGAACCGCTTTGTATTTCTTGAATAGGTATTTTACCTGGGTTCATATCACCCTCTTGTGTAAACGATCTACCAATTACGGAACCAGTTTGGAAGAACATGTTTAATGCTTCTTGTGGATTGTAATTTGTACCGTTACCTAAATCTATTTCAGCTAAACCATCAGCATCTAAATAAACACCGTCTGGTACCATTCTAGCCATAACTTGTTGTAGCTTTAAATGTGTTAACTGTATCATGTCAGCAAATGTTGTTACTCTACCAACTAAAGATTCTATTCTACCTTTATACATTCTAGGAGCTACTAGAGCATAATTCATTTTAACCTTAGTGTAATCACTTTTAGGTCTCATCATATTTTTAGCAAGTTCCCATTTTAATAATGTATTAGTACCAACTATTAAAGCTCCTTCATATAAGACCTCTAAAGATCTTTTCATTTTACCATATTTTTCCTCTAGTACTTCAACAGGAGGATCAAACTCATCATCACGTAATATAACTTTTGTAGCTCCCGTAGCTGTTTCTTTTACTTTGTAAACTTCGTTAGCATAGGTTTTGTAATTAAAATACATTACCTGAACAGTGTTTTTATCTAAATTATTAGATTCTGTTTGTGATCTAAACAATCCACGACTTTGAAAACCAGAACTAGCGGCTGTATTTAAATCTTCTTCGCTAATCATTGGAAATTGTTTTTTCAACTCATTTATAGGTATTAACTTTACTTCACCTATATAATATATATCGTCAAAGAAAGGACTCTCAGTATAAGACCAAACTAAATTAGCAGGATCTACATATTCTATTTTAATACCTTCCGTTGGTGTATAATGATTTTTAACAGCTCCAATACCTAGTACTGTTAAATCATAATAAAATCTTTTTCTAATATTTTCATATTGATTACCATCTAATATAACATTAATAGCTTGTTCCTCAGCTATTTCAACAGCTTGTTTATAGTTAAGCTGCATGTGTAGTTGTAACTCTTCTTCTGTATCAGGTAGTTTATTAGGATCATTTTCAGCTAAACTTATACCAAATGATTCGTCTATAAATTTAGTTAATTCTTTAGTTTCCATGTCTCTCAACATAGATTCCATATATGCTGTTCTTTTACTAACACCGTATGGATCTTGTGAATATGCTTTTACATCATATGTTCTTTCAGCAATACCATTTACTACTATGTCAACAAATTTAGGTATAATAGGAACTGGCTTCCAGTCTAAATTAAGATAAGATAAATCACCATTTATTGATAATTCATCTTTATATTTTTGGATAGATTGTTCTCCTCTAGCGTATAGTCTTAACTTATGAAACTCATTTTGGTTATTGTAAAACCTATTTGTACCTGAGTCTCTAGTAAACCATTCGCTTTCTATAGCTTTAGCAACACTTAAACCGTACTCTTGAGTAAGTTTCTCTTTGTCGCTAACAACTTGACTAGGAAAAGCACCTTTTAAAACTGATTCAGCCATATTATTGTTTTATTAATTTTGATTGCATACCTTTGTTTTTATATTTTGATATACTTATATTTAACTTTTGTTTTTCTCTTTTTGCGTAAGGCGTATATAAATGTTTATTACAAGCCATAACAGCAAGTCCAGAACTTATAGTGGCATCAAACTTTGTTCTTTTTGTTATATCAAATCTAGCCCAATCGTTTAATGTTGTATTAAAGTACATATTACCATATGTCCCATCCATTTTTACACCTACATTATTTTGTATATACATCTCAATCGCGGCAGCGTGAGCTTGCTTTACATCTTCACTAGTGTTTGGTATACCACCTATTTCCTTTTCAGCTACTGATAATTTATTCCAAACCTTATCTGGTCTGTTCATAGAGTAACCTCTGTAACCTCTACGTTTTAAGTAATATAAAAGTCTAGGTTTGTTGTTTTCACATAATAAAGGCATTCCGTAAAACACTAATGCCATTAAAACATCTTCAAAAAATATATCAGCTGTTTGTGGTCTAGCTATGTATTCTAAGAAAAATTGACTAGGTGGACAATCTTCCATACTAAACTTAGTTAAACCATGTAAAGAACCTTTTGATCCTTTACCATCAACTGTTCCTGATATATCATAACTATCACAACCAAAAGCACCCATGTGCTCATTACCAGGATATTTTCTACCATTATTATTTACTACATTATTTTGTAGATCAGGTCTTGGTGTCCAATTGACTTTAAACCTTCCTTTTGGATCTGGGTAAAACATAACCTTTGTATCTTTTATACCATTAACCCACTGAAAATTACCTCTTGAAATACCTTGTGTAGTTTCTTCGTTGTAATCTATTTGTTCATATATTCTAACTAAGTTAAATATACTATTATTAGCTTCATCTCTAAAAGCGTGTTCCGTTGTTCTAGGGAACTGACGGTAAAATTCATTTAAACCGTCTTGATCGTTTTTTAAACCATCAGCTTCATTTTGCCAATGCTCTATAACACCTATATCGATTAAATCTCCCCATGGATCTAATTTTTCTTCTGAAGGTGTGTTAAAAACTGGTTGACCATATTGATCAATAAAACCCTCATAGTTCCATTCCATTGGTATAAATAAACTGTATAAACCAGAATTAGTTTGGCCATTACGGTTTCGTTGAGTAACATCTGAATCATTGTATAATTTTTTAAAGTTATCACCACCTTTATCCAAGGCATTTGATGTTGAACCCATCATACACTTACCAATAATTCTACTACCTAACCTTAATGTTGTTTTTGTTACACGCCAGTTATTTAATATGTTATCAGGTCTTTCCCATTTACCACTTTCATCATGTACTAGTAGTTTTAGCTTTTCACCATCATAACTATTATCACCAGTGTTTTTCCAGTCAATAGTTGTATCAAGTCCTGCTAACTCTTCTATTTTTTCATTGCTAGTTAACTTTCTTCTTGTTAACTTAGTAGCTGGCACTCTATATGCTAGCTCTGTTTTTGGTCGATCCATACCGTCCTGTATCGGTTTAAAAAAGAACGGATAATTAACTGATATTGGAACAACCTTGTCAGTAAACATCTTTTTAGCATCAGAACCTGTCTTTGACAATATACCAAATCTAGCATCGTTTGATATTGTAGCCATATTCACAGTTTCACCTGAAGCCATAAACGAAAAACCAGATCGTCTATTTTTTAAATAACACATACCATAACATCTGGTATCTGCCTTACAAGCTTCCCAAAATATAAAGAACAATCTGTTTGCTTCTCTATAATCAGGATTACCTACATCGATTTTACTCCATTGTAGATACATGTAATGTGTTCCTGTTATATAGGTTGGTTTACCTAAATTATAAAACCAGAAACCTTCTTCTCTTCTAACAAACTCTTCTTCTATATAGTCTGCGTAATTTTCTTTAAAATCATCTGGATAATCTCTCCAGTCAAATATTGTTTTTATCCTTTGTAACTCTTTTGGATATGGTGTTACTTCCCATTTGTCATGCTTAAATTTTGTGACATTTTTAGGTATTTTAGGTAGCGCTATTTTTAAGTTTTGTATCTCAATAACATCTCCTATTATACCAGTTTTAGATATAACAATAACATCATGTTCTTTGTTATATCCATACTTCCATTTCTTAGACTTATTAAGTCTTTTAATTGTATTGATCTTTATATGATCTACAACTTTAGATAAACTTTGCTCGTACATTACTTAGATCTTCTTTCTGCGAAACCACCAAAAGCAACAGATTTTTTCTCTTCCTTAGGTTTATTTTCTAACATATTCTCTTCTTCCTGTATACGTGAAAGTATTTCAAAAGCATCAAATATAGCTAACTTTTTAGTAGCAGCAGCGTTTTTTAATCTATCAGCACTAATATCATCATCACTATCAACTATAGGTTCTTTAGCTACTTTTACTAATTCTTCTACAGCTTTATAACCAGCTTGGATTATATTCTTCTTCTTTTCCTTGATATTCATATTTAATTGTAATGTCTTTTGTTCTTACTCTATATAAACGTTCACCATCAATAATAAACTCATACTCACTGTTTGGTGTGAAACCAACTAAACTACCAACTTCTGGTAGATTTTTATTTGTATGTTTTATTACACCTACTAATGGTTGTTCTTTATTAGTATCAAACATATCATTAGATTTAATAGGTTTTACAAAACAATATTCATCTAATGGTATCCACTTTTTATCTCTCTTATAAGCGAATATTTGATCAATAAAAACAAAATATAAGTTATCTTTATAATATGCTTTACTATCCTGTTCAACACCTCTTACATCTGTATACCTTCTAAATACATTATGGTGCACTATTATAGTGTCACCTGCTTTTATATCTGTTTTAAACAAAGATGGTGTAGAAATTACTACAGCTTCTCTACTAACATAATGGTGTTGAAAAATATCAGTATTAACTATTATTTCTTTTCCACCTATATTCTTAGTATTGTTGTATCTATTGTCTTTAGGTTTTACTATAAAGTTATATATACTTTTCACTAATACTCCAAATTATACTCTACAGCTATAGCCATGTTTTTATTAAAGTCTTTCCATGGAATTACTTCATCGCCTTTGTGTATGTATATACTATACTTATCGTCTTCTTCGATTATATCACAAATTATATGCCCTCCGTAAACCTCTTGGCCTACGGAATAGTGCATAGCTTCATTTTTGTAATCTTTACCGATACTAATTTTTCTAATTAACTGTGGCATCTTCTTTATATTTAATAGATCCATCTTGTATGTTAACGCTTACGTCACCATATTTTTTCTGTAAATCCATGTTATACCCAGTTAACTTATCTTGTAAAGAACCTATTTTAAAAATAAGTGTTGACTTTTGATATTCTATACTACCAATATCAAGTTGAGTTTTATTAATAGCTTGAACATAGCCTTGCATTGTTTGCAACTCTTCTTTAGTAATTTTAGTTGCTTTAGCTTTTGCTTTCTTTTTGTATGTATTTCCCATATTATTTAATTTAATTTACTTGTTTATATTATCACGCAATTGTCACGCTTTTTACTTCTTTTTCTTAGTATCAGCAATAAACCAATTTTTATACGCATCTCTTTTCTTTGATATGTATTCAAAATACTTATCTACTTTAACTCTCCAATCTTTATCTAACCAAGGATTTATTATACCTGATTCGAAATTAGAAAAACTGTGATTAATAAATTCTTTGATTTTGTCTTGATGAGTAAAGAGGTAATTGTTAATTGTATAAAAAGATCCTTGTTGTATATTGTTCCATATATCAATAGCTTCTATCTTTTTACCTAACACTGCTGCATACACAGCACTTTCACTTATGTGAGTAGTATATACTGTTTTAGCTTTCTGCATATAATAATACATGTCAATATTTCTAGGTAGTATGCAATCTTCACCAAAAAAGTCTTTTAATTCACCTATAATCTGATGTGTTGTAATAGGGTGTGGTTTAAAATAAACATTATCACCGTGTTGTTTTTTAATATGTCTTAATCTATTTAAACAAACATTTGTTTTTATCTTGTTAGATCCAGGTAAAACAACCAAGTAATCTTTTGGTGGATACTTTTCAAAATCTTGACTTCTTTCAGTATATTTATTAGCAACATTATTTTGTATGTTGTCTATTAAAAATCCAGCATAGTCATGCTTAGGACATTTTGAACAATTCTTATGCCAAGCATCAGCTAATTGTTCGTTTCTTAATTTAAAATTTAAAGGTTGTAGATAAAAATTACCTGCAAACTCTGTATATCCAATAGTTTTAAAATAAGGCATTTCTTCAGCTAATACATCATAGCTTGATTCAATACCATATTCGCTACACTTTCTAATAACATAACCTTCTATGTTTTCTAACTCGTATAGTCTTTTTTCTTTTTTCAAAGGACCTATTCTATTATCTAGTTCCTTTTTATTAAACATTTCCATATAATTAAATTTAATTTGTTAGTATTATAATAGTTACATATAATTACACTTTTCTACCTATGTACCTTGTCTACCACCACTTATGTAAGGGTACGTGTGTAATAAGCCTTCCATTGCTTTGTTTGGTAGTTGATACCAATTAGTTATAAACTTAGTAGTAGTACTAGTATTATACGTAGTTGTAGTATTTGTACTAGTGTTGTACGTGGTTGTTG